TGGATGGGCAGTGACTCAGGAAATCCGTGAGCAGGCAAGAAAAACATTAATCAACATTGGAGAGTTTTATGAAACAGTCGGAAGTGAAACTAAAATTGGATAACTACATCGGTTTTGATGACGATGGCTACTTAGAGTGTTCAATCTTTTTAGGCAACGGTGATGACCCCATCGTCAATCAGAAGTTTTCGATGAAAGACATCATCAAAGAGTTTATTGAGATTCGGTCTTCTTCAAAAGGCTTTGACAAACTTTATGAGCAGCAGCGTGACCTAGTTGTCAAAACACTTGAGAAGTCTATCGAAACGCTCAAAAAGGCCGCATGAGTGCTACGCTCATAGCGACAATAGGAGTTGTTTATGCGGTGGTGGCTGCTGATCTACTTTGGCGTGGTAACATTGGTCTCGGTATTGCTTTTATTGGCTATTCAATCGGGAATGTTGGACTCTATCTTGCTACTAAGGTGAGCACATGAAAACTTATTGGGTTGAGCAATTAGCACATCTGCACGCACAAAGTGCAGCCATCTTCGTTCTATTTCTTTTATTTGTTATTATCTTTGCTTTGTGGAGGTCTTATGCCGAAGGTTAGTGGTGTCCCCTATGATGTAAAATTAGAGGGTTACAAAGAATATAATCCGCTGGATTACATCAAAACAAAAGAACAACTTGATGAGTATGTCAGTTCACTGACGAAGCCAACGGAATTGACAGACGAGCGCATCCTTGAGTTGGCAAAGGAAACTGGCGCATCAAAGGTCTTTGTTGCTGGCTATGCCATCTCTGGCGACAAGAAGATTATTCAGTTTGCTCGACTTGTGGAGAAAGAACTTGAACCCCGTTAGTGTCTCCACAGTGCTCAACAAGAGTGGTGTAATGACGATGTATGTTCTAATGGATGACGGTACTATTCTGAAAAAGGCAGAAGATGAAAACCGATGGTCAGAGGCGGGTAGTATTCCTGGACATAGAGACGAACAGCCAAGCCAGCCAGATTTGGTTGTGCGTAACAAAGGATCTAAGAAGCGGAGTAGTTGAATGTCATCGCAAGGCCGACACTTTATTAAAAGTATTAGAGGACAATCCGTTACTGGTGGCACACAACGGAATCTTCTTCGATTACCCGATCTTGAACAGGCTATGGAATACGAAGATCAAAGCATCGATGTGCGTAGACACCCTAGTCATGTCAAGGCTGATGAGTCCAAGCCGAGAAAACGGCCACAGCCTAAAAGAGTGGGCAACGAGGTTAGGAACAAAAAAGATTGATTACAGCCGTGTGTGGTTTAGGATCAATAAGATTCCTTACGACAAAGATAGCACACTGCCATTTGATGAGCCGCACATGGCACTGCTTGAGCGTTACTGTCGCAGGGATGTCGAAGTGTTGGAAAAAGTCTATAACGCAGTTTTAAAGGAGCAAGAGCAATATGGTTTCTCAGAAGAAAGCATCGAACTTGAGCACCAAGTCGCAATCATCATTGCTAGACAAGAGCGCAGAGGTTTTAGATTTGATCTGCCTAAAGGTATGGTGCTTTTGGCAATCCTTAAAAGTAAAATGGCTGCAATTGAGGCATCCTTACATGACATCTTTCCGACAATCGTTACCGAGCGAACTCATAAAAAAACAGGAAAGAGAATCAAAGATCATGTCAAAATCTTTAACCCCGGCTCAAGGAAGCAGATCGCAGAACGCCTCATCGAAAAAGGCTGGAAGCCGAAGGACTTCACAGAAAAAGGCCAAGTGATCGTTGATGAGCCAACTTTGGCTGGAGTTGATATACCAGAAGCAAAAGCCATTGCTGAATACTTACTCGTTCAGAAAAGGGTGGCTATGGTTGATTCCTGGATTGAAAGTGCAAATGAAACACACAGGGTTCATGGTAAGGTCATCACCAACGGAGCGGTCACGGGACGAATGACTCACCACAGTCCTAATATGGCTCAGGTTCCATCGGTAGGCTCAGAGTATGGTGCTGAGTGCAGAGAGTTGTTTACGGTGTCAGAAGGTTATAAATTGGTTGGTGTCGATGCTGCATCGCTAGAGTTAAGGATGTTGGCACACTATATGAAGGATGAGAATTATGCTAGAGAAATCGTTGAAGGTGACATCCATACAAAAAACCAGACTGCGGCAGGTCTTGAAACTAGGGCGCAAGCCAAGACATTCATTTATGCTTTACTCTATGGCGCAGGGCCTGCCAAGATCGGGAAAATTGTTGGTGGTTCGGCAGCGCATGGTAAGAAACTCATCGATACTTTTCTTCGGAACACTCCGAGCCTCAAAAGACTTCGAGACAAGGTTGACCAGTTATCGGTACAAGGGACGCTACCAGGTCTGGACGGTAGGAAACTACACATCCGTTCCGCACACGCAGCACTTAACACGCTACTGCAGAGTGCTGGTGCGATAGTGATGAAGAAGGCTCTGGTCTTGCTCGACACTGAACTTAGACGGAACAAGTTAGATGCACACTTTGTTGCTAATGTGCACGATGAATTCCAGATAGAGGCCAAAGCAGAACACGCACAAAGAGTAGGGGAATTAGCAGTTGACAGCATACGCAAGGCTGGTGTAATATTGGAGATGAGGTGTCCCCTTGATGGGGAGTACAAGATAGGGGATAATTGGTGTCAGACACACTAAAAGAGTTTGAAGAGCCGGATTCAGCAATTATGATTGCTGTTGTTGACGGTCAGGTACATTTAGCGTATTCTCTGGACTTATCAGATGACTACGATGAGATACTTGACATTTTAGAAACTGCTGCTATGATGGTGCTTAATGCCCAAGGCAAGCAGGATGAAACCAGTGTTCATTAACCTTAAAGGAGATAATTAAATGAACGACCTAGCAAAACCAGTGAAGGTTAAAGCCACAGTGATGTGGTGCTTTCACAACAAACCTAATGAGATGTCTAACAAGTTTCAGGTAGACCTATGCAATCTGTCTGATAACGCAGTGAAGGCTCTTGAGGGTCTTGGCATTGAGGTTCGCAAGCGTGAAGACAAGCCAGAGAAAGGCTTCTTCATTACTTGTAAGAGCACAGTGCCAATCAAAGTATTCGATGCCAGTGGGAATAGCCTTGAGGCTACGCCTGTCGGTAACGGATCTACGGCTACGGCTGTAGTTGGTACTTACGAGTGGGCGTGGAAAAACAAGAAAGGCATTTCCCCGTCTGCGACTAAGTTGGTGATTGATTCTTTGGTTGCTTACGAAGAAGGCCAAGCGACTGAAGAAGCACTTGATGAAGTTCTGTAAACATAACCGAAAGGATAATTATGTACGTTGTTCGATTTAATGGTAAGAAGATTTCACTAAAAGCATTTTCGGGACTGACTAAGTATGAGCAGGCTCGTAATGCACTGCGTAAGTATCTGCGTAGCAAAGGACTGAGCCGTAATCACGGACAACTCGGTTATTCTATCGCACGAGTCTAAGTAGTGATCGCACTTGTTGATGGCGACATTGTCGCTCATACCATCGCTGCTGGATGCGAAGACTATGACGAGAAGACCGCTCTCAGCAAGTGCTCTCAATATCTTGAAGACCTTGTCTATGTTCATGCTGGTTGTGACGATGCTGATGGTTGGCTTACAGGTCATCAGAACTTTCGTATTACACTAGCGAAGACACAGCCATACAAAGGCACTAGGACGCAGGAAAAGCCTAAGCATTTGGAGTTACTTAGGACTTACCTAAATAGTGCTTGGAAGTTTAGCATTGAACAAGAACAAGAAGCCGATGATGCAATCGGCATAGCAGCGTATGCGCTAGAGCCAGAGGAGTATGTTATTTGCACCACTGACAAGGATCTGAACATGATCCGTGGCTGGCACTATAACATGAGAAAGAATGAGAAGTTCTGGATTGACGAGGACGACACACTTTATAATTTCTATACACAGGTGCTCACTGGAGACCGTGTAGATAATGTGCCTGGACTGAAAGGCATTGGCCCAAAGAAGGCAGAGAAGATTCTAAAAGGCTGCAAGACTGAAGATGAGTTGTATGCTGCTGTTTTGAAGGCATACGACAACGATGAAACATATCTAACGGAGCAGGCACAATTACTATGGATACGAAGAAAACCAAATCAGGTTTGGAAAAAGCCCCGATAGTTTATGTCGAATGGGTTGATGCTGTAGCAGATGCAGGCTGGCAAGAAGGCACAAAGACAGAGATTCATCGGTGCTTCAGCATTGGCTGGATTGTGTCGGAAGCAGACGATGCGCTCTGCATCGCCAACACAGTCAGCATGGACTCCAGCAATGCCAGAATGCACATACCGAAGTCGTGGATCAAAACCAGAAAGGAAGTTGATATTGAAGCCATCATCAGCGAAAGCAAAGGGAAGGGTTCTCCAGCAGGTAGTAAGAGACCTTATAATCGCAAAGTTCGCACTGGAGCCTGATGATGTTCGTTCAGTTAGCATGGGCGTGTCGGGGGAAGACCTGCTTCTTAGTCCAGCAGCCAGACGGAAGTTACCAATCAGTGTGGAATGCAAGTCCAGAGCAAGCATCTCAGTTTATGGACACTATCAACAAGCGAAGGACAACTGTAGAGGATACGAACCAGTGCTCGTCATCAAGCAAAACAGAGATAAGCCCTTGGTTGTGGTAGACTGTGAATACTTTTTTGAATTATTGAGGAGAGTTAGCAATGACAACGTATAGATTCATTTATGAAGGCCAAGAGTTTGATGATAGGTCTGACAGTCCGTTTCCTTCAGAGACAGTACTAGAAGCACGACACGACTTTGATGGCGATCAGACTTGGCATCCGATCCTGTGGCAATTCTGCCGCTTCCTTGAGCACGTTGGCTTTGAAGGTGTGCGTGAGAAAGTTAAGATCGATGGCGACATCGATGAGTGTCTGTTCCAGCGTTACTTTGAAGAAAAGCGTTACACTGCAGAAGATGTGCAAGAATACTTCGATGCTCTAAACGAGGACACCGAATGAAACTTCTGATGCTAGACATCGAAACAAGCCCCAATACTGCACACATCTGGGGCCTTCGTGACCAATACATCAGTCCCGAGCACTTGCTAGAGTCCTCCTATGTCCTATGTTGGGCAGCGAAGTGGCACGGCAAGAAAGAGGTAATGTTCGATTCTGTGTTTCAGACGAAGCAACCCAAGACTATGCTTCAGCGGATACACGATCTTATCTCTGAGGCCGATGCTGTGTGCCACTACAACGGCACTCGCTTTGACATACCAGTGCTCAACAAAGAGTTTCTGCTGCATCATCTAGCACCGCCTGCACCATATAAGCAGATTGACTTGCTAAAGGTAGTTCGCAAAGAGTTCCGTTTTGCAAGCAATAAGTTAGACCATATCGCACAGCGTCTTGGTCTTGGTCAGAAGACTGCACACGAAGGCTATCAACTCTGGGTCAAGTGCATGAACAAAGACCCTGCTGCATGGAAAGTAATGGAGAAATATAATAAGCAGGATGTTTTGCTATTGGAGAAAGTGTATGATCGTCTGCTCCCTTGGATTAAGTCTCACCCTAATCATAACCTCTTCAACGGTCACGGTTGTCCCAACTGTGGAAGCGGGAGATTGCAGAAGCGTGGATTTACCTACACCACCACCGGAACCTTCCAAAGATTCCAGTGTACGGATTGTGGTTCCTGGTCCAAATCCTCCAAAGCAGTGAAGGAGCACGCCAGTGTCACAGCAGCATAAAACACTAGGTGATTACATCGCATCAAAGCAGATAGGCGGTAACCACTATAAAAGTGATATTCAGCCTTGGGATGTCTTCCTTGATTGGAAGTTAGATCCTTGGCTGTGTAATGTAGTAAAATATGTGCAACGGCATCACAAGAAAAATGGTTTAGAAGACTTGCAGAAGGCTTTACACTATCTTGAGTTTGCAGTAGCGAATTATGATCGTATTAAAGAAGTGTATTATAAGTAGGAGGGGTATTAAAGATGTCGTTAACGCTCAGGGACATAATGGAAAGGATGGCGAAACTTGATGAAATAACGCTGCTGGAGGTATTAGACATATCATCAGAAGAGATTATTGAACGGTTTGCTGATAAGATTGAAGATAAGTTTGAAGAATTGGAGATAGACCTAGATGACTAAAATGACACCGTATTCCGAATTTATAGCAAAAAGCAGATACAGTCGGTTTCTGCCAGAGATGGATCGCCGTGAGCACTGGGAAGAAACAGTAAATAGATACACCACGTTTATCTATAAGCACCTGCAAGAGAAGCACGACTACAAGATGTCCGATGAACTCTATCGTGACATCCGTGATGCCATCGTTGGCCTAGAAGTCATGCCATCAATGCGTGCTATTATGACTGCTGGCAAGGCGTTGGAGCGTGATAACACTGCTGGCTACAACTGCTCATATCTGCCTATTGATGACCCTAAAGCCTTTGATGAGGCTATGTATATCCTGCTCTGCGGCACTGGAGTAGGCTTTTCTGTGGAGCATAAGTATGTCAACCAATTACCTGAAGTCCCGGATCAGTTGTTTGAGTCTGAGACTGTTATTTCTGTTGCCGATAGTAAAGAAGGATGGGCTAAAGCACTACGCCAAGTCATCGCTCTTTTATACTCTGGGGAAGTGGCAAGGTATGACCTATCCAGAATTAGACCTGCAGGAGCCAGGCTCAAAACTTTTGGAGGACGTGCCTCTGGTCCAGGGCCTTTGGATGAACTTTTTAAATTCACTACTGCCAAATTTAGAACAGCCGCAGGTAGAAAACTTACATCAATCGAATGCCATGATATT